TAGCATCTTTTCTCTGAAATAACAAACGAAAGAAATACGTTCTGCTTCAGGATCTTCAACAATCATTTCAGTATTTCCGTGAATACCCTCGTGATTATTAATTAATAATAAATCTCCTGGACGTATGTTTACAGCCACTCTATATTCTGGTAATACAAGATAACCACCTCTAAATTTACCATTATTCGAAACAACTGTAAGATTACTGAATCCTTCATTTAAATCACCAGCATCTCTGTGTGCTGCTGTTCTAAAAGTTTTATTTACAGTTGCTGTAGTGAATACAGTTCCTGGAATAATAAATTTTGGATCCATCTTTTCACAAGCTTCTTTTTGCTTACCATATCTTACTGGCAGAAGTCTTTTAAATCCTTCTGAAAGTTGTTGTAAGAAAGGAAAGCCCATAGCAAATTTATCAGGATTCTTTTCAGTAAAGGCTGTTGCTCTACCATAAGGAATACGAGGATATCTATCAAAGAATCCTGCTATCCCTGACCAAACTGCTTGTGCATATGAGGTTGTTGAAGTCAATTTAGTTTTTACTCGTGTTGCTTCTTTAATAATTTCTTCACGAGATAACTGTTTCAACTCATTTAGCCATTCTTCAAAAACAAATCCTTCATCAGTCACTTTATTCTTAAGCCAAACAGATCCTCTGTTTCCTGCTGATGTTTTATCTTTGTTTTCGTATTTTGATTTAATTGATGTGATAGGATCTGAACCATCAAGTGTAGTTTCATACTTTGTTAATGCTTCAAGCATCTCTTCTTGATATTCTGTCACCCAGTCACGACCACCTAGCTTTGATCCCTTTGGACCAGCTGCAATACCTCTATTTTGAGTTTCTACTGCTGCTTCTCTAAGACCTTTATATGCTAGATCTTGCTGTTCTTTTGTGAACCAATTCTTTCTAAATTTAAAAAGAATGTTCTTCTCACTGTTGATACCATCAATTGATGGTGCGTAAAAATCACAATCGTATTCAACTAGTGTATCATAATGTGAATGATCCACAAATGTAGCCAGCAAATGCTCGCAGTCTATTTTTTCTTTAGCTACAAGTACTTTTACTGTTTTATCGCTCATTGTTTCTCCTTATTGTTATTTGTCATCAAATTTAAAATCTAAATATGATGATTCTTCTTTTATTCTTTGACCGATTGATGTGTTATCGAATACAGTCTCTGAATCTCCTTTGTCAGCTAGATCGAAATTCTTTTGACGATCCACTTCAATATTATAAACTTTCATCTTATTTCTTTCAACCCCAACAATAAATCTTTTAAAATAATTAGGATCGTTATATCTATTCTTTAATTGTTTTATTGCTACGATACCCTCTTTAATCATATCATCTGTTGCTATAATTGCAAACATAAAGTCAGCAGTTGCTGGTAAACCAAATGATTCAGAAGTATCTTCAAGACCTATATCTGATGAAGTAAATCCTTGTCTTGTAGTTTGTGTAGCAGAAACAATTGGTACATCATACTGTACTGCCATACCTCTTAATTCTTCTGCTATACTCTTAATAATCGTATATGAATTAACAGCAGCATTAGCTTTTAATCTTGAAGAAATACAAAGGTTTAGATAATCAATGTATATAATATCTGGTACAAAATCTCTTTTTATTTTTAGTTCATCAAGTAATGCTTTGAAATGACCTACATGGGCTGATGCTGTAGGAAATTCTTTAACAATTAATTTCCCTTTAGTTTTCATTTTTACTCTTTCAACACGAGTATCAAAATCCATTTTATTCATTATTTTTAAATCATCAATAGTCACGTTTAATAAATTCGCATCTATACGTTCAGCAATCTTCTCTTCTGACATTTCAAGTGTTATGTAAAGAACATTGTAATTCATCATTAAGTGCTGTGCTGCAAAATGACATAAAAATAAAGATTTACCAACACCTGTACCAGCAAGTGCTACATTCAATGTTTTATTACTTAATCCACCACGTGTGATTGTATTAAATAAATCTATATCAAAAGGAATCTTTTCTTCTGTTTTCTTATAAAATTCAAAACGATCATCTGAGTTTTCAATATAGTCGTGTCCTACTGACTTATCAAATGAAACAGAAAGTGCATCAGATAATAAAGCAGGAATACTATCCTGTCTTCTTACTTTATCACGACCATCTATAATTTTAATACTGTCCATAATTGAATTATAAACAGCTTTTGATTTACAAAATTTTTCAGTTTCTTCTAATAACCATTTGCTATTAGTATCTTCTTTTGTTTTTAGTTCGTTTAAATAAGCTTGTGCTTGTTGATAGTCATTTTCAAATAAAGATTTATCATTACCAAGTTCAATATCAATAATTTCAACTGTTGCTGGTTTATTATATTTGATAAAAAATTTTAAAGAAGCATTTGCTATTGCTTTTTCAATTTTATCTTGAAAGTATTCTTCTTTTAAATGTGGGACTACTTTACGAGCATAGTCTTCGTTATGAAGAAGATTTCTCAGTATCGTTGTTTCTATTCTCATTTCGTTCTTTCACATAAGCTTCCATTTCATCAGACCCTCCTCGAAATAGAATCTTACCTTGTTTTAATTGTTCTTCAATACAACTCATTAGAAAATCACCAAGTTCTTTTTCTAATATTTTTTTACTTTCTGGTGAATCAATTTTAATTACTGGCCATGTTGCTCCACTGACATCAGCATCATAATCATATGAAAGATTAATTGTACTATCTTTCTGTGGTACAAATTCAACTTTACCAAAATTGACAACTACACCTTCAAGTTTGTTTGCTTTGAATCGAATATTTTGTGTTCCATACTTACCTTTTTCAGATAATACTTCATGTGGAATTATTTGTACTGGTTTTTTGTTTAAATATTCTTGTTTTGCTTTCTCATATAGTTCTGGTGTTTCAAAACTATTTGGATCTAAGAAAGGAAATATTGTATCCTTATTTGTTTCTATGGTTTCACTCTTTGGATTTTTTGGATTTTCCACCATTTGTTTTACTTTCTTTTTCTATTGGTGCATCACTTATATTGCTTGATAATTCAATAGTAGAACCATATTTAAAAGCTTTCTTTGTATAATCGTTAATTTTATCAAGAACTTCTTTTGTAAAATATTTTTCAGGTTCTTCTTTTATATTCTTACCAAATACTTTAGTTCCACCTACATCTATTCTTCCACCCTCTTCTTTAAAGATACCAGCATCAATTGCTATATCAATAAGTCCATAGTATGGATCTAAACCTGTTTCAAATGAAAGTTTTGTTTCAACTCTTAAAAACTCTCTTGTAAATCTAGATTTTTGTAATGTTGCTTTAATAATATTTCCCACAACATTTTTATCTGAATCTTTATCTTTTGATTTACTTAAATATATAATTGTAGATGCAGCATATTTTAAACCAGAGCCACCACCCATTTCTTTTGTTGGTACATAAGCACCAATTACATCGTATGTGTGGTTAGTCACAATCATTGGTGTATCTAATTTTGATAATCTTAAAGCAATCACTCTAAATGCACCACGAATTAACTGTGCTCTTGTCATATCACGTGTATCATTTCCTTCAAGAGTATCTCTAACTTCTTTTTCTGTTGAAAGATTACCAAGTGAATCTAAAACAAGCAATATTGGATGTCTATGCTCTAAAGGTACTTTCTCAATATTATCTAAGATTTTAGTACATTGTGTTCTAAATTCTTGTACTGTTGCAACAGGAATAACAACGAATCTTTTTGAATCAATCTTTCTTTCAGCAAGCATATCTTTTGTTAATGCTCCTTCAGTTTCAAAATAAATTATACCAGCTTGTTTACTTTGTTCTTGCCATTTTTTAGCAATACCTAATGTGAAGAATGTTTTACCAGTTGATGCTTCACCAGCAAGTGCAGTAATTTTATTTGAAGGAAGTCCATCATATATACTTCCTGATAATAATGCATTAAGAGCATAAGAACCAGTATCTACAAACGATCCTGTATCACCAACTAAATCACTATCAGCTGTTCCTGCATATTCGTTATTAATATCTTTAATTACATCTTTTAAAAAATCATTCATTTGTAAATACTCCTTTTAGTTATTGTGTCTTTTAATTCGTAGATTTCTTCTTGAATTTGTTTTAGATTATTTGATGATACAAGAACAGAGGATGCTTGAAATTCGTATTCTTGTTCTAAATTCTTTAGATCTTCTTTTAATTGTTTCAGTGTTTTCATAATATTTTTATGGGGTATAGTCATATTATACCCCATTTTTAATTGCAAGTAAAGATGGGATTATAGAGATTTTACTTTATACTCAATCACTATAAAAGATCTGAATCTTCCTTGATCTAAAAATTGTTTATCGTAAACAACTTTATATTTTGATAAGGATTGTTCAAATGTTTGGTTTCTCTCTGTTGACTGATACTGACGATTTACTCCGTCCTTTGTAGTTTCAGTTGTAGCTAATGTTTCTTGCTTTGTTAAGCTGTTTGATAACACGTCAGCAACTGCAATTTTAGCATTTAGTATCGCTTTTGATTTTGATAATTCTAAATCAGAAGATATACCAGAACCACAGCCATATAATACTGAATCAGTAGATTTAAACTCATTACATACTAATGATGCAACTTTAATTAAATCTTCGTTTCCGTCAACTGATGCTTTGCCATCTAATTTAGACAAACTACCAGCACATGCTCCTAACAACATGAACGATCCGAGTAATAATATTTTTTTCATCGTTTCCTCCTTTCTATCTAGATGATGCACCAGCAGCAACTCTTTGTAATAAAAGAGAAGATGTTAGTACTATCAATGTTTCACCAAGAGGTGATGTAATAAAATCTTTTATAAAAGAAGACTGACTTTCACCAGTTTTTACTTCTTCGTGGCATCGTTTTACTTCTTCTCTGCCAATAACTACACCATCTTTGGTTCTTTCTTGACTTTCATAAACACAGGAATTATTCGGTCTAGAGTGACGATTAATTTGGTCTGCGTTATATCCATATGCATGTCCATTAATATAAGCTGTGACAAACGCATCTGAATTGAAAGATCTTACTATTGATTGTGCCTTTGCATTTTGAGTCAAAAATAAACTCAACACAATATAGAATACAGTTAAACGTGCGAATTTTTTCATTAGCAGTGGTTTCCCTTTCTTCTGATTACTGTTAATTTGCCTCTAATTTTATTTTCTTTTTTAGATTCTTTTAATAAATCTCTTTTAATCAGATTAATTCTAGTTTTTGCTGCAATCATCATACCATTTTCGATATAATCTCTTACATCATCTAGATCTTGAACAGTTTTAATTAATATATTATTCATCATTTTTTTTAAATATATCTAAAAATTTATCAAATACTGAATACACTTTTGGATTTTCTTCTCTTGCTTTCGCCCAAGATTCATTTTGATACTTCTTTACTTCCTCCCAATAATTAAGCAAACCACCACCTACATTTTCAGGAATGCTGAATACAAAATTACTAACACCAAGTAATTCGTTTTTAATTGTTGTACCAGTTTCTTCATACCAAGCTGTAATTTCATCTTTTATTTTCGTTTCACTAGATATCGCTCTCGGTGCAAAAGCCAATATAATAATCAAGATAACAGCGAATATAAAAGCACCAATTAAATCTTGTTTTCTATGCAGTTTTCTAAAATCTGTTTGTGGTGAAACATGTGCTTTTTGTTTATATGAAAAGTCTTTATTTCCCATTAGTTCTCTCCTCTGTTAGTTTTTTAGTTTGATATAACAACTCTGACATTATACTTCTTGCCATTTGTTGCATTGAGTCTTCCATCTCAGCTTCAAATAGTTTTTTCTTACAATCACGATCACAACTATTTGGCATCAAATTTAGTACCACATTATTATATGTTGTATTCTTACGAGCAAGACTATGCACTGTAAAGATTACACAAAACACTAATAAAATTCTAAATATAAATTTAAACATATACATTAGGGTTGTTAAAAGCAAGTTTACCAATTTGATGATTTGATGGCATTTTATTTTTATTAACAAAAATTTTGCTCATATGAAATGGAAGATAATAATTCATTTCTTTATCATCACGACCACCACCATTTCGTATTTTCATATTAGGATCAAAATATCTTAATTTACCATTTTTAAGTTTTGATGTTTTAAAAAGTTCAAAAGTTGAATCTTCAAAAGTAGTATAATCATTTAATATAAAGTGTCCTCCATATAAAAAACTTATATACAATGGTTTTTTACCTTGTTCTCTGTATTTACGCAAACTATCATATTTACTTAATGTGCACAACATACATCTGTCATTCTTGTCCACTTTCCAACAGTAAAGTCCATCATTAGCAAATAAGTTAAAATTTCTAGATCTGAATTCAAATATATAATCTTTATTTACACCATCTATTCTTGATTTACTGTCTTTCGTAGTATGAGTAATTTCACCACACATTTTAACAAAATGCTCATTTTCATTAAGACGTTTTGCAACATACTCATTCATTTCTCTTTGTTTTTGAGAATTACCCCATGATGCATCAATTAAATCAGCAAATTTTATATCTTCTGCATCAGGAAGAATACTTTGTTCATCCCAATTACTTCGTTTTTTAAGATTAATTTTTTCTCTATAAGATAATGGGATTTCACCATTAAATGTCATTGTAGTCATATTATATTAGTGCCTTTCATCATTTAGTTATTTTATACTTTCCATATAATTAATCGTTGTCTTTAAAGAATCAGCGAATACACGAGCATCTTGTAGTTCTTGAAATTCACTGTCAGTTAGCCAATTTTCTGCGTCTGTTTTCTTTGCCTGTAAATACTCAATATCTTTCATTATATCTATGAGTAAATGTTTACATACTTTTACAGAAACATCTATATCAGCATCTGTTATTACACTTTTATTAATCATATACCTACTATTATACTATAAAAACCCTAAAAAGTAAAGCTTTCGAGCAAAATAAAAGTGTTTAAAATCAATAACTTATTCAAAAGAAATTTTCTAAAGTGCTTTCTTCTTCAGTTTTCCATCCTAATGGTGTAATAATTAGCTTCAAAGCATCTAAAAATACTTTTTGAAACATCGTATCATAATCAATATACTTATGGACATTAAACTCAATCGGAAGTTTATCTAAGAATGCAACACAATTTTCTGATTGTAATGGATTTGGTGTTTTTAAAGAAATAAATTTAATCTTATCACCCTCTTTTATCTCTTGTATCTTTTTCATCAAATGATGTTTCTTACGATAATGATTATAAATTAAAGCACCTCTTGTATGCATAGGTGTTGACAATTTATAAATTTTGGCTTCGCTTGCATAATGATTTATTCCCTGACAAGAACGAGGAAATGCTATCTCTTCTGGCGATAAGTTAAAGAATTCTTTTTTGTAATTAGAAATAAAATTAAAAAGTTCATATTGATTCCCATACATAATTGTTGGTAAAGCATCTTTAAGTTTTTTACGAACAACAAGTGGTGTACTTGATTTAACAAGTTCTAATCCCATTACTTTAAATTTTGGTGTAGAATATGAAACACCCTCTTGATCGTAAACTGATAATACATATCTCTTTTTAGCAGTCCATATACCCTTATCAGAAATGCTTTCACGTTTCATTATCATTCTATTTGATGCATTATGTCTCTTTGCTAATTCTTCAAAGCAAGTATTCATATATGGTATAAATTTCTCTTCACATATCTTATCAATAAACTGTACTACTTTAATCTTTTCAGGTATATCAAGAAATGCACGTTCAACTACTTTATCAAAGTTTACATATATTGAATCTGTATCAACAGCTATGATATAATCTTTATTTTCTGTTTTTAAAATTTTATTTAAAAACTCATTCATCTTATTGTGAATCCATCGAATAGCTAATTGTCCTGATAATGTAATTGCTTCAGCCATACGAACATCAAAATATCTAAAGTATTCATTTCCCATAGCACCATATGCACTATTCAGTGCAATCTTCGTAGCCATTTGTAAATTATTATACTTTGAAATAATCTTTTTAAATTTTGGATCTTTTGTTTTTTGAAATTCCTTTTCAGCTTCTAGCATTTGTTTCTTAGCAGTAAATCTACTTTTATAAATTTTATCCATAACTCTTGGGAAAATTCCTAAAATTTCCTTGTTATAAACAGTACCATTGGCAGCAACTATTTCATTTGGTTCGAATGTTGGTGTATTGTTTAAATAATGTTCAACTCCTGAAGTGTATTTTTTATCTAAAATAGTTTCTGGTGAAATATTATATTGCATTATTAGATGTGGATATAGAGATGTTAAGTCAAATCCAACTACCCAATTATGCATACCAATGATTGGATCTTTAACAAATGCTCCTTCAAATATCGAACTCTTTTTATCTAAAGGTCTTTTTGGTGGAATAATAATTTTATCATCAAGTAAATGATTATGAATAATCATATCCCAAGTTCTTGTTTGAGAAAATACATCTGTGTAATTTACTTTAGCAGTATAAGCAAAAGTTATAATTAATTCTAAAAGACGCATTTTATCTTCGAGAAGAGTAATTAATTCTGTATCTCTTATATTATAATCAACAAATTTATTCCAATTTTTTGTATAGAATTCTTTGAATGATGCATATTCATCATGATTCAATTTAGTGATACCTAATTCATCTTGACAAATATCAACTAGTTTGTAAGATTCTCTACTTGAATAAGTATATTTTTTATATAATGTCATATAATCAAGAAGAGAGATCCCTTCAAAATCATAATAAGTTATTCCTTTATTTCTTACAGAGATTGTTTTAGTGTTGATGTAGTTCCATGGACTTAATTTTTTAGCTGTATTTTCTCCAAGACAATGTAATATTCTTTTATAAAGATAAACTGTATCAAATGCAGCAACATTCCAACCAGTAATAATATCTGGTGTATTCTTACTCCACCATTTTATAAAATCAGCAAGCATTTCTTTTTCATTTGGAAATGCACGATATTCTATATCTTTACGTTCACCTGTGTATCTATGAGTACCCCAAGTGATTATTTTTTTTGAATGAATATCTTGAATTGAGAGAAGTATTATTTCTTCAACTGGATTTAAAGGATCTGGAAAACCAGTTTCTGTAGTAGTTTCTATATCTAATGAATAAATTTTAATCTTATAATAATCAAAATCTATATTTGATTCTGGATAAGTTTCTGCAATATATTGGTGAGTGAATGATAAAAGACCATGAACGTCAAAATTAGATACACTCTTAAACTCTTCAAAGAATGTCTTTGCGTGTTTCATAGAGTCAAAATTAACTCTATATGCAGGTTTACCATCTAATGTTTTAAATGCTGTATCACCTTTGCCTTTGGTAATATAACAATGAGGTTTAAAAGGAATTCGTTCTAAATGATGTGTGCCACCATTACTGATGGATCTTACGAGAATTTCGTTGGTTGATGCTGTGACGTTTGTGTAGAATTTGCCTATTGACATAATTTTGTTCTCGCGAATATATCGCTGTACTTTTTTAGTTTAAAAGAGTGGTGTGCCACATTTGAAGGCACATAACAAATTTCTTCATTTCTAAGAAGAAGAAGATAAAGGCACACCACTATTTACTGGCGAGGGCAGGACCGATCCTTACCTCTCAGTAAATTCTTTAATTAGTTAATTGGTGCTAATTCAGCTTTTCTCACTGGATTTTTCCAGTTTGAATATTTGAACTTCGTACCATATAAAGCTTCAATCCCTGCAGCAATAATTGCTCTAGTTGGATTGCCGAGTCTGTAATATGTTTTACCAGCAACTTTATTGCCATAAATCATATTTCCTTCTGCTCTTAAAGTGTCAATCATCGCTCTTGGAGATTCAAGATCAAATCTGTTTCTTAAAGTCTGCCAAGCAACGTTTTCACCTTTACTTAAAAGGTTTAACACTCTTTGCTTTTTCGATAATGCTGGTCTTCCTGCATTTGATTTAGCAGATCTACCGAACACTCTTTTTAATATAGTCATTATATATTTCTCCTATCTATATTATAATTGTTATTTTTTACTTTACTCCGTATATTATATCATAAAAATACTTGGAAGTAAAGTTCCTTTAATTACACTATTAAAGATGGTTTTGTTATAATATCCAAACCAGAACCAAACATACGATTATATTCGTTTGCAAGTGCCTCGACTGGTGTTGATATGTTTACAATTATATTAGTTTTAATTGAAAATGATGCATCTTTAGAGTATGGTAAAAATGGTGCAAGTCCTAATTGGAATTTTCCTTTACCATCGTCCATCTGTGTCATTATAATCGCTGGTTTATCTAATATAACATTGTGTTTATCTTCATCAAGGACTTTTGCGATTAGCTGTTGTCCTGATAATAATACAATTATTCTTATTTGATTTTTATTTTCCGACATAATGGATAATATTATACTATAAAAATAATTGTAAGTAAATAGTTAAAAAATTGGTTCTAATTGTTCTTGTAGTTCTTCTGATGGGGTTTTAATTGATTTATCTGGTGTTGGATATTCTTTTTCAAGATTGTACGATTCCTCGCACTTGCATTGTTTAAGTAAACAGCATTGAATGCCAATACAAGTTAAATGAAAAATACAATCTTTAAAAGACATTGTTTAATTAAATAAAGAATGGTGGAGTGAATAAACACCCCACCATTTTTAGCAATATTACTTTACTGCTATCTTTTTTGGCTTTTTATGTTCTGGGATTATTCTTTCAAGAATAACTTTTAACATACCATTTAAGTATTGAGCATCTTTTACTTCGATATTCTCAGATAGTGCAAACGATCTTTCGAAAGCACGATTTGCTATACCTTTGTATAACTCAACATCTTTTGATTCTGATTTCTCACTATCAGATTTTGATTCACCTCTGATGATTAACTTGTCATCTTCTAATGTGATTTCAATATCTGATTTTGCGAATCCAGCTACTGCCACTTCGATTACATATTTGTTCTCGTCAACTTTTTTTAAGTTGTATGGTGGATAGTTTGGTATCATTTTTCCAAATGACTCATGTATGTCGTGATACTTTGCCAATTGGTCATCAAATCCTACGAAAAACTTATCGAAGTCTTTGAAAAATGAATCATTAAACAATGAAGGAAGTTTATATACCATATTACTTTCCTCCTTTGCTAATTACAGTCGATATCGAATCTAGATAATCTAGAACTGATTTTACTGATGTTTTGCTAAAAGTTTGAGTAGAGTCAATAATTGTATTTACTGAACCTGCTACTTTTGAGTCTTTGATGAATGTTTCAACAAAAGACTTTTGTGCGTTTGACAGAGTGTCAATCGCTTGATTGATGTATGCTATCATTTTATATCCTCCTATGAAAGCAAGGTTATTATTTACTACTGACTTTTCACTATTGAAACAGTCAGGTGTGTTATACTCGATACAACGATCGAATATACACTATTATATAGGTATTATTTTAAAAAATACAAGTACCTATACAATATTATTTATCTAAGTTATTGGATTTATTATCTTTTTTCTTGTCCAATATGCTTAAATTCCGTGTCCATGAGTCTATATTCTTACCTAAAACCAGACCCAAAAAGAATGCCATAGCTATAAAAGCAATTATTAATAAAGTATGCCAAATATAAAACATTTTTATTTTACTCGTTTTCCAATATTGTATCCTAAAACCAGACCCAAAAAGAATGTCATAGCTATAAAAGCAATGACATTCGGTCCTAAAAAAAAAGTTGTAAACATTTTTATTTTACTCGTTTTCCAATATTGTATTTAGCAACTAGTTCCCAGTTGCCTTTTTCTTTATGTGTTAAAACTTTAATTTGACTCAAAGAAGCTTTTTGAGTAATTGCAGTTTCGTCTTTAATTTTTAAAAGACCCCAATCTGCTAACAATGCAGCAATAGTATTTCTTCTTTCAATATCGTTTAATGTGATATTTGATTCTTTACCATCTAAAGAAAATAATTCTTTAAAATGTACAATGTAATATCTTCCTTGTTTATGTAATATATGACAAGATTGATATAACTTTTTATCAGTACGACTTGCGATACCAATACGTGTTAATGTTTCTCTAATTTTTAAAAAGTTATCTGGTTCAATCAGTATAACCTCAAGCATCTTCTCAGGTTTCCAATCAAAGGAGACTTGCTCAGATTTATACTGAGATTTCTCTAAAGATTCTTGAGAAGTTTTGTTTTCAATTTCACTCATTTATTAATTCCACCTTTAAATAATTTTTGTTTAATAATGTCAATTTGTTCTTTAGTTAAGAGACTTAAAATTTCTTTTGCTTTTTGTAAAGAACAATTATAATATTCCATAACCAAGCTTTCATTCGAATCTTTTGATCGTTTCGCCCATTTCTTACTGGAATATCTTTTCTTCTTAGACACTATATTTAGGTAAAATAGAAATTGCCAATGCTTCGGAATGAAGTTAAAAATGTTAATTTCATTGGCGATTAGCACAGTATCTGGGAAATAAGATAGAGATCTATTTGTTAAATAAGAATTATATTCTTCTTCGAATAAAGGGAAGTTATTTGTTAGATCTTCTTTAGAATAGTTGATTGCAGCAACATATCTAAAAGGATTCGATTTATATTGTTTTATTTCCACTGACATTTTTTCATTATTTCTGTCATAGCTGCAACTTTATTAATAGTTGGATCAGCCACAAAGGCAGATTTGTATTGATAGTCAGCAAGGATCAGAACCAATTCTGGTAATGAATTTTTGTCTATAATTGGTTGTATTTTATCAAAAATATCTGAAAACAAATTAGCTGTATCAATATCGGAATTTAAATCAATCCACTCACGCATCTTATCCCATTCTTTGTTTCTTAAATACCTAAACAATTTGATATAGGAGTCATCAGAAATTCCTACAAGTATTCCTGTGTCAATAGTGCCACCAACTGAATATCTTTGTAATTCATTTATTGTTTTTCTAAAATCTGGAAAGAATTTAGTGATAAGAGTAGCAATCACTTTACCATCATATTTTACTTTTTCTTTTTCTAAAATTTGTTTAACTCTATTAAAGAATTCAACTGATATGACTTCTTTTTCTTCTACTGGTATTCTAAAGTCAATCACAGCACATCTTGATTTGATTGGATCTATAATTTTATTTTTGTAATTACAAGTAAAAATAAATCTACAATTTGAAGCAAACTCTTCAATAAATGCTCTTAATGCTGGTTGCATTGATGTAGCAGTCATATAATCTGCTTCATCTAAAATAACTACTTTCCTTGCATCAGTTAAAGATATAGTTGAAGCAAAAGATTTAATTTTAGTTCTTAAGGTATCAATGCTTCTTCCCTCTTCTGATCCATTAATTAAAATATAATCAGCACCTATTTCTTCACAGAGTGCACGAGCCACTGTTGTTTTACCAACACCAGCTGTACCAAAGAATAAGAAATTTGGTATCTGTCCTTCCTTAATAAAGGATTTCAAAGATTGTTTAAAATGTTTTGGAAGAATACATTCGTCTATTTTGCGTGGTCTATATTTTTCGACCCAAACGAATTGGTTGTCAATGGTGTTTATCATAATATAATCTAGTTGTACAATGGGAGTGTTCCTCCCATTATATTATTTTTTGATGATTGAATCAGCTTCAATTGCTACATAATAAACAATTGAACCCTTTGTTGCAGTAAATTTAGATAATTTTTTACTATCAACAGCTACAGTATAATCTGTCACAACCAATTTTGCTAGATTTTCTGCTTTAAGATAAACTTTGAATTCTGCTTTTGTAGTTGAAGCACCTAGATCAATTGTAAAATTATTTGATGAATTATTCTTTTTATCACCAACGATTACTTTAATTCTACCATCTTCAGAAACTACTGATACATCACTAGCTTTTAATACACTTGCAGTTTTGTTTATCATATCTAAATTATCTTTAGAAATAGAAAATGATACATCTTCATTTACTGGAAGAGATTCTTTTGCTGGTGATAAGATCATTTCTGTGTCAGCAGAATAAAATCTAATCTTTTGATTTCCTCTTTCAATTAGTAAATACTTGTCTGCAAAACTTATATCTGGACTCTCAAGAAGAGAATAAGCAGATAAAAAGTCATTTAGTTCGTAAATACCAAATGCACCAGTTCCATTAATTGGAAGTTTTTCTGCAATCTTTGCTACTGCCATCACGTTTTTAGCAGGAGAAATTGTTGTTAATCTATCACCTGCTTTCAACAGCAAGTTTGAATTAATTCCTGCAAAATTTTTCATTATTGCTAGTGTTTCATTACTTAACTTCATTTGTTTCACTCCTTATTGTTATCATTATGTTGACTATCATGGACATAAAGAGCAAGTAATGCATAATGTAAAACTTTTAACAAGTCTTTACGATTAGCACCATCTTTATGACCATATCTTTGCACGTACTTTAAAACATTGCCTAGTGTAAATCCTAGACCATGACCGCAATCAACAATAAACTCTGTTGATTGAAATTTGTTTTTAGAATAATGACCTTTATATGTTTGGTCAATATGTTCTTTGAATTCTTTTAATAGTTTGTCTTCTTTAAATCTATACATTTATAGCATCCTTAAAAAATTTAGTATCTTCTTCAGTTTTTGAAACTTCAGATGCTATTGAGTTATTTCCCACTGGTGTTGTTTTAACTATATCAGTTGGATTAATTCCTGGAGCAGGAAATACATAAACACCTGAAGATATTTTATATGATTTTATAATCCAATTAGGAAAGCCCAAATGTGTTTTCTTATCAGCAGTTCTTTCAGATTTTAATTTCCAATAAAGACTATCTATTACTGCTGCAGTTATTCTGCCTTCAATTGCAATTTTTGGTATTATTTTAATTACTGCGTCAATATATCTTTTTTGTGATTCAGTAAGTTGATTATATTCTTTCATAAAATGTATATTATACTATAAAAATAATTGTAAGTAAAGTGGGGACGAAAAGGTATTCCTACGTGGGATCCCCACTTTACTAAATGCACCCCCCCGAAAGGGTGCTTAACATAAACAAACCCCCACTAGGAATTCTTTTTAAAATTTAATCCATGAGAAGAAAGATCATCAAAGAATTGTTTATCTTTAGGATCTATTTCTCTATCTGGAATAATTACAGGCGAAGATTTCTGTTCTGTATTCTTAGATTGTGTTGTAGTTTGCATCCACTTACTTATGGTCACTCCCTTTGCTGGAAACATATACAAACCTCTTTTTATTTTATTCTTATTGAATAACCAATTTGGATATCCCACTTTGCCAATACCATCGGCTCGTTTTGTTTTAAGAATACGATATGCTTCGATACACTGTACTGCAGTGATTGAACCACTTTCGATGCATTGTGGATACAATTGAGAAACTGCATCCACCCATCTTTTTTGAAATTTAGTCAGTAATTCGTATGTCAGCATTAAGTTGTCGCTCCCACCTGTGCAATTTTACTTTTTAAATAATCATCCATTGGTTGTGATACAACTGGTTGTGATACAACTTCAGCTTTAATAGTTTGCTCTGACACTTTTTCAGTCTCTATTTTTTTATTACTTGACACCTTATCAAAAAGATCAACAAATGCTAATCTAGTTGAATCATCAAATCTATTAGTACAAAGAGCGATAGATTTTTCAATATCTTTAAATACTGAATATGCTCTTACAATATGGACTAATCTTCTTGTAGTAATTGTTTCATCAACACCACCTGATTCATTAGTTTTTCTAATTACATCAGCCCATTTTACTAATTGTTCTGCAAATTTAACATTCATACATTTATATGCTGTCATTAAATTTTTAACGATTTTAATTTCAACTTGAGCCGATGGATACTCTTGTGCAAATGTCACAGCAAATCTTTCAAGGAATGCTTCATTCAACACATTTGTACCAATATATTTGCCATCTTCTGACCCCTTACCTTTGGTGTTAGCAGTAGCAATAATATTAAAACCAAATCTTGGTGTTATGATTTCATTTCTTAATTTGAAATAAAATGGTTTTCCTTCAAGGATAGGCTGTAAACACAATAAAGTATTTGCACCACCAGCATCGATCTCATCAAGTAATAGTGGAATTCCAAGTCTCATTGCAATTACCACTGGACCCTCGACTATTTCAATGTTTCCATTTAATAATGTTTTAGTACCAATTAATTGGTCTTCATCTGTTAAGCTGTTTAAATTAACTCTGATTAGAGGAATTTTATGCTTTGCGCATATTTGCTCAACTGATGTAGATTTACCATTACCAGTCGGACCAGTAATAAATGCTGGATAAAAATTTCTAGAAGTTATGATTGTTTCTAGATCTTTAAAATTTCCGAATGGAACATAATTAGAATCTTTAACAGGAATTAAAGATTTTGGATCTAATAGATTTTCTTGTTTATTGATAACTACATTAGAAACATTTGAAGTGACCGAAGAAGAAACACTTGAAAGAGGAATATAGTAATTTCCTCTGCCAGCTTTTTGGGTTTTAATCCAATCAAAAATATCAGCTTTTTTCTCGTACTTATTATTCCTAATTGTTTTTAGAATTTGTTGTTTTGTAAATTTACTTTCATCGTTTGAATACGACTTATGAAGTAATTCAACAAATCTTTTTACGTTCACATTATTCATCATATATTTACCTTTATTTTGTTTATATTTACCTTATATTTTATCATAGTTTGATGAAAAAGTATATAGTTATGAAAAAGAAAAAAGTGTTTAAAATCAATAGCTTATAACTTTTTATTTTCATAGTCTTCTTTATTATCATCAATTTTTGGTATTACTCTCGCTGTCTTTGTAATTACATCACCGATAGTCACTTTGTATATTCCACCGATTGTAAAAAGTGTTGAACCAAAACAACCAGATAGAGAAAGTAATATCACAATCTTAAATATTAAAATATGGAGTCGCATTTTTATATTTGTCTAACATATCAACTCTTGATACAACCCAATCGTCAAAAAGTGGTAAAGCTTTACTATTTTTACCATCCCAATTAGTAAATGCTGAATCAAAAAAATCTATTTTTATAAGTTTAAATTTTTCATCTTCCGAAAATTGTTTTTGTAAATGTACAAGATTGATTTTCCAGTTATCAAAAAGAGTGTCACTTACCATTGGATTGTCTTTATACCAATATAAGTAAGAATGTATAAGAATTTTAGTTCTTAATTCTTTAATTCTTTCAACCAAACCTAATACTTCTTTGTCATGATTATGTTCCATTATGCTACTTTCTTTGCAAAGCTGTTTAATAAAAATCTACTTGATCTATTTCTTTTTAACAATTTAGTAAATGATTTTGCTATTTGATGACTAGTTTTCAATTTACCACTAGCAAGACCCTGTTCTATAGTATTGTTTTCTGTCTTTAATCTATTTAAAGGAATCATATACATCTCATCATAGTTATTATATCCTAATTTAATAGAACAACCTTTCTCTTTAAATTCTTTTCTAGTTAAAATTTCTTCTGCTTCATCACAAGATCTTCTTCTGCCTTCATTCCATGCTCTAGCATACGATATTGCTTGAGCCACATTTCTTTTTGTATCGTAAACTAAATTGAAATTAAATGTTGTAATATTTGCTGGATCTAATTCTTTAATTAACTGGATTAAAGTACCAGTTTGTAAATAACCATCAAATGGATAATCTTTATTTCCTTTCTTAATAATTAATTTATTTTTATATATACCAGCCCATGGATTATAATTTCTTGGTGCGACAGCATGTCCTTCACCATCTGTTAATGTGATAAAAGAAAGTTTATGCACTTTATAATCATTTTTAAATTTAGGAATAAACTCTAACATAAATCCTAATGATTCATTCAAAGGTGTTGATGCAAGTTGATAGTTTGGCAACCACTCCCACACATTTTCAAATAATAAAGAAGCCATTTTATCATAATCTTTTTTTGACATAGTGTGATTAAATAATTCAACACATTTAAAATAATTTGATGCTAAATTCTCACTTACACCAGTTCCTAGACTTGCATAGTGGTCACGCACATCATCATGATATTTTTTTGCTATATCACTTTGTTCGTTCAAATGATTAGTAAATGCAATTACTGAAAATGGTATGTTTATTCGTTTACAAAATTGTGTCAATAATATAGTTTGTTTCACTACATCTTCTAGAATAGAAGACATACTACCAGACCAGTCCATTAACATAATCATTCCATGATTTTTGCCTTGTGGTAAGATTTGAATAGTTTTAAAAATTTCATCTTTAATTTTATAAGCAAATATTTTCTTAACATCAATTAAACCACTTTTATGTTGTTTTGTCTTATAGTATTGATTTGCTGATTTTCTCATTTCAAATTCTTTTATAAGATAAGATACTTCTTTTTTAGAATCATTAATAAAAGTTTCATAGTCTTTTCTTGCTTTTGCTTCGTTTTCCATAGATGACTTAATTAAGCCCATTGCATAAGATTCATATTCTTTATTAGGATGATCTTTTTTCATTTTTAGAAATTCATCTATTCTAGCTTTTTTGTGACTATCAGCTTGTTTAAAAATTTCTTTATATTCAACGAATGGGTTGTAGCCAACATATTTCGTCATTTTTGAATAATCTACGATATGAAATTGAGTACCATTTGCTCTCTCTTCTAGATTTTCATTTAAGATATCTTGTATTGATTTGTCATCAGGAAGTCTAGCAGCATTATGAGATGCGTCTGATTCACTTCCACCATTTGAATCACTTTCTAAACCATCTTCCATTAATCCTATTTTTAAAGATTCAGCTAATGCTTTTTGCTCTTTATCTTCTTCTATGTCATCGGAATTTAAATATAATTTCGCCAGCATCTCTAATGCTTTTAATTCATCTTCTTTTATTTTTTTAGAGTATCCAGTAAGTTCTTTTGCTAGTTTAAATACATCTTTAAAAGATTTACATTCATCTATTCTTTTAATATAAGAGTATTCTTTTTCATTAAATTTAACACCACAGTTATATCCAGCTTTATAAAATAAATTTGCTTTATCAATAAACATTAATTTTGATAAATTTCTACCTTTCAAACCAAAAAAGTTATCATCAACTAATTGTTTATATGCTCTTTTAAAATATGGTTGTAATCCAGGAAATTTGTTTTGAATTGCTTTTTCAATTCTTACATCTTCGATAACATTCATCCAAGAATGTAGTAATTTGTCTTCAGTTAATTCTTTGGTATGTTTTAAGGGTGTATAAAGTGCGTGACCGACTTCGTGAGCAATTAACATAGTCTCAACGTCGTCTTTTAGATTTTTCCAGATTGGAAGTGTAAGAACTCTTGTCTGTATATTAAAAGATGCTGTAGCAGCATTACCTCTAATTACTGTTATGTTTTCAGTGGCTAATAATTTCGCAACTAAATCTTTAAAATTCATAATATATACATATATTATATCATACAATGATATAAAAGTAAAATAATTAATGCATTAATAAACTATTGATTTATAACACTTTTTAAAAAATTCGCCTTAATTTCGCCTTAATTGTAGCTAACTTCTTCCAAATATGTTTCTAAACCATTTAAAAAATCATTAATTGATTCGATCGGTATTCCTGAAATATCTTTTTTAGCAGTGACTGTTGAAATATAATCAGCCAAACTTTTATCTATTTCATTATGTGATTTAAAAGAATAATACATTTTAATGAATCCAATAACTAATTAACAATCCAAACAATGTACCTATACCAAATATAATTCCAATACGATATAATTCATCGTATATTTTTTCTCTTTCACGTTGTTTTCTTAGTTGTTGTTCGAATGCTTGTTTCTGTTTTTCTTGAGAGTTGATGTGGTCTAATCGCGAGTCCATAATGTATATTTGTTGGTTATTAGATTAATTATACTATAAAAAAAGTTGCAAGTAAAGTTATTCAGCAATTATTACAGGTCGAACACGTCCTTCATAATCAAATTGTTTTGTACTCATTGCTTTTTTAATCTTTTTATCTACTTTTTTAAGAGCCATATCTAATTTCATTTTGCTTACTCTTTGTGTAAAATCAATTCCTAACATATGATCGTATTCGTGCTGAAACACTCTTGATAGATAGCCATCATATTCAGTAATAACTTCATCGCCTTTAAATGTAAAATATTTTACTTTAATTGATTTTGGTCTTGATATTCTTAACCATAATCCTGGACGAGAAAGACATCCCTCTTCGATTAATACAGTTTCTTCAGAAGACTCTAATATTTCAGGATTAAAAACAGCATAATGATGATTTTGTATTACTGTCAATGCGAATACCTTTGAATCTATTCCTAATTGATTTGCTGATAATCCAGCACCACCTAATTTGACAGCAACTTTAATTAAAAGTAATCCTAATTTTGCTGCTTCTTCTACTGGCTGTTTAAAGTCCCATAACTTTGGTGGTGTTCTTAATCTTGGATCGTTCCAATGAATCATTCCATCAGTCAAACGCACTGGTGACATTAATGACTTGCCATCTCCATCTTTTATCATATCAACTTGCATATGAATAGGCTCTGCTTTCGGAGTTGGGTTTGGATTTGAAGGACTCGGTCTTTGCGAATCTTCTTTTGCTTGTTTGGCTGCAAGTTCTTCTGGTGTTGCAACACGAGGATTTATCGGATTGCCATTTTCATCTATTGAGTCCCAAACTACTTCTTTTATTTCGCTCATGATTTACTTTCCTTTAATAATTTACAAACACGATTATATTCGTATTTCATATTATGTTGTTTTGTTTCTAGTTCTTGCAATGCTGAATCCTTTTCTTTTTTTGCTCGTTTTTCATATATCCAAGATTCTAGCATTTTTAATTTAAACATTAAATGATTCATTTTATCTTTTAATGCTGTGCGTGATTCACTTCTTCTATCAGCATTTGTTTGAGAAGAGAATCCCTGTCGTTGTGGTTTTTGTTTTTGTTTCATATTATGCATTTACGATTGTAGAGAAGTCATTTTTCTTCTCAAATTTAATTGTACTCATAAATTTTTCAATTAGAGTATCGCCTTTATGGCTAATGACGAAAACATTGACATCTTTATCTAACTGCGAAATAAGTGTTAAGAAATAATCAACACCTGCAGTATCTAATGATGAATCAAATATTTCATCTAGTATTAATAATGATGTATTAATACTGTTCTTCATTTTAGCAATATGTCTCCATGTAAAGAGTATTGCTAAATCAATACGCATCTTTTCACCCTCTGAAAAACTATCATAAGTAAATTCATCTCGGTGTCTTGAACGTATTGTTTCATTGAAGTTCTCATCTAATTCAAAATGAACAAAAAAGTCCATCGCTTGTAAATATTTATTAATTAACTTATTCATTATTGGTAAATACTTCTTAACAATGGCAGTTTTAACACCAGAGTCTTGAAGAAGTAATTTTGATGTATTTTCAATTTCAGTAATTTCCATCAAACTGTTTTTCTTATCAACCTCAACTAATGCTGATTCTGCTAGTTGTTTAATCTTATCTTTATATTTATCTGCATTATTGTTTGTTTCGTTTATTTGTGTTTTATCAATTTCTAATTCTTTTATAGTATTTTCTAGTAATGAAATACTTGATTGTAAACTTGATATTTCATTTAATGTTTCTAACTTTGAATTTGAAATGTTTCTTATTTCTCTTGTTCTCATTTCAAGTTTTTCAAGTACTTCTTTTATCTTAGATACTCTTGCATATATATCGTTTTTTTCTTTATTAAGTTTTTCAATAGTGCGTTCTTTATGCTGTATAGTTGATTCACAAGTAGGACAAGATTCATTATCATTAAAAAACATTATTTTTTCATCAATCGTTTCTATACGTGTATCATTGACAGCAATAAGTTTTTTAGCTTTCTCAAGTTTATCAAAAACTTCAATTGAATCTTTAATTGATTCCTCAAGATTTAAAGCAGTCTTTGTAAGAATAGAGATATGATTAATTATCTCTTGTATTGAAATTTTATTCTTTTCTATTTTATCATCAATTTTTGCTATATTATCAGCTTTGGAATTAGACAAATTTTCTACAATAGTTTTCTGTGCTTGTATATTTGATTTTGCTATTTCAATATTTTTATTTACATCAATTAATGAAAGTTTTGTATCTTGTGAACGAATCTTTAGCATATCATTCATTGTACTGAATATACCGATATCTAATATGCTTTCAATTACAAATCTTCTTTGATTTGCTGGTAATTGCATAAAAGGAACATATGATGCAGATCCTAATATACAAACTTGACAAAATGTACTATAATTAATTTTAAGAATTTGTTCCTCTATGTTTTTTTGACAATCTACCATAGCAGCATTTTGATTCTGTATTACACCATTTTCATAATACTCAAATAAATTAGGTTTAATTCCTCTTCGTATTTTATAGACATTCGTTCCAGAAGTAAATTCAATTTCTACTTCTGCATTTTTACCATTAATTGAATTAATTAATTGATTCTTTTTTACTTGTCTAAATGGTTCGCCAAATAATACAAATGTTAATGCATCAAGTATCGTAGATTTACCATCACCATTCTTACCAATAACAATAGTGCTTCTAGATCTATCAAGTTGTACCTCACACCAAGAATTACCTGTTGAAAGGAAATTACGCCATTTTAATTTACGAAATATAATCATTCTTTAATAACATTTGATGAAGCAATTGCTTCCGCATGAAGCGATTTTAAATACAATTTTAGTTTTTCTTTATTTACACTCGTTGTGACTGTATCAATATAACCATTTAAGATGCTCATAGTATCTTCTACATTTATTTCATCAGAAATATTCCCAGATGAAAAATCTACAAATGTCTCTAGTATCTTCACATCATAAGGATTTACATTATATAAACTTTTTAAAAACCCATCAAACTTTAATAAATTTTTACGATTTGTTATAATGACTTTAATATATTTGTTTCTATAATTTTCATAATTGATAGGATTATCTAAAAAATAAGATTCGTCATATTCAATTTTAGTAAACATATTACAAGGATTTTGTACAAATTCTAAATTTCTTGTTGCTGTATCAAATATATGGAATCCTTTTTTATCGTTATAGTCAGACCAAGTCATTTCATAAGGTGCACCAAGATAAAATATATTATCTCCTTTAGATCTATGATGAAAATGCCCTGATAAAAGTAAATCAAACTTTTTAAATTCAGTATGAGGTATTCCATCCTTTGAAGGTGCACCAACATGCATCTCAAATCCTTGAATAGCGAAGTGACCTATACAAACCTCTGCTTTTGTTTTAGACATTTCTTCCCAACACTGTTTTTCATTCTCTTCGCAAATCCATGGAATACTTACGAATAGTGTTTCTTTAATTTGAATTGTTTGAGGTTCGTATAGAATATGAATATTAGGATATTCTTGAAGGAGTAATGATATAGAATTGATTGAGTTTGTATTTCGATAATATGTGTCGTGATTGCCAAGAATAATATAAAGTTTTATATTTCTTTTCGCAACTTCATTAAAAAAAAATTTACGACACTCATTTAATGTAGAAAAATTTACATACTTTCTTCTATCAAAAACATCACCCATATGTAATATGGTATCAATTCCTAATTCATCTATTTTAGGAAAAAATGTATCTTTAAAAAATCTGCCTTGTGATTCTAAGAAGTGAGAAATATCATTTCTTACACCGAAGTGAGTATCAGTTATAATTGCTATCTTCGTCTTTGTCATCGTATATCGTTTCAATATTATTTTTTATTTTTTTAGCAACTGCTCTTTTCTCTAACCATAAGTCAAAGTTCTTTTGAGTTTCAATTGCTGAATTCATCTTTTGAACAAACTTGTCAAGATTTCTAGTTGACTCTGATATTTCTTCTTCACTCATTCCTAATTCTGCAAAGAAAGTTGGTGGTAGTGAAGTGAGGATTTTAGTTTTTATATATGCTTGTTTTCTTTCACGCATTATACGACGAAGAAATGCGTAATAAATTATTTGTGTAAAATATGCGAATGGATTTTTAGATTTGTTTGGATCGAAGTTATGAATGTATTGAATACAGTTTTCAACCCCATCAAGAATCATATCATCTCGATAAGTATAATTATTAAAATTTGGACGAGTAGCAAGTCGGTTTGCTATTTTTAATATACACTCACCTATATAATTTGGCACTCTTGGAGTTTCATCACCAGAATCTTCAGCATCGCCACAATCTTTTTTCCATTGGATTAATGCTTTGAGTAATTCTGCATTATTGACATAATGTGCTTTAATCACTTTAGTTTTTTTCATAAATGTATTTTTAGAAAATCAGAGAATAAGAGACTGTATTATATATTATTTTTAATTGGAAAGCAACTACTTGTCTCCCAAGATTTTATACAGTATAATAGCCCTGTCGGCTATCTAATGTAATCTATTCTTAGAATTCTTTTTAATCTCATTGTATATATCTTTAAATTCATCCAACTCTTCGTTTGAAATTTCATCATAAGAATCTTTATCCAAAGATTGCATTTCTTCATCTGTCATGAAGTTATTTGAAAACTGCTCATAAGACCCCATACTCACCATTCGTTCATGTTGATTATAGAGTGACATATAAAATGGAATTGCGAAAGTATGTAATTTCTTACAAAGTACTACATCTTTCTTTGCAAAAGTAAATTGTCTATTATTAGCAAAACTACAAAAAGGACCAGCTGTCACTTGTTCAATAATTCCACCATCTTTTGTTATTCTAGGATAATTTCTTAGCAAAAATGGAAATTCACAACTGATATTATCTTTATCTTCAATTGTTCTAATTGCTAATAATTGCTCTCCTGTTGAGAGTTTAATTATAACAAAATCTTCATTGGATTTGATTATTCTCGGTGTTTCTAATTTCTGCTGCATTTATTTTTACCTCTACTAATGAATAGTTAAATTTTTCATCTGAATATGTTTGTATCCTCGCTAACAAATGACGATAGGTATGATTTTTCCAAGACTTAGAGGATAAATCATCTGATATGTCAAACAAATTACAAATTTTCTTTCCATCATTTAAACGAAGTCCTCGCCCAATACTTTGTAAATTAAGGATTTTACTCTTAATTGGACTTGCTAAGATTATGTTTTCAATACTCGGTATATTTACACCTGTACTAAATGTTCCATAACTTGCTACGATGATACAATTATTTGAATCTTTTGCAATCTCTCGAACTTCTTCACGATCAGCTACAATCGTATCACCAGAAATAAGGTAAACTTTTTTATTATATTTTTTCTCTAACTTATTTAGGTATTCGTAAAGAGGGATTCCATGTTTTTTTACATATTGATAAAGTATAAGTGTGTTGCCTTTACAATTAAGTGCAAGATTACAAATATATGAATTTCTTTTATTACAAGAAACTATCCAATCAATCTCATCAGCATAAACATTATTTTTTCTTCCTTCACGACTAATATCATCATATTTAAGAAGAAGACATGTAATTTTTAAGTTAGCTAATCTTCCTGAATCCATTAATTGACTTGTTGTAGTCACTTGATTTACAATTCCAAAGAGTCCTTCAAGAACTAATTTGTGTATTTTACTATTATCAATTGTTCCTGTTGTACCAATTCTATAACTTACTTTATTCGATTTTTCCATTATAGAGACTAACGATCTTGCTTTAAATTTATGGACTTCATCACCAAATATTACATCAAATTGTTCAAAAAAAGCTTTTGGTAATTTGTATATACTCTGCCAAGTTGTAATTAATACATTTAAACTTATTTCTTTGGATCGACCTGAATAGAGTCTTTGAATATTTGAAGAAACAGAGAATCCATTGAAAGCAGAATATGAATCAAAGTCTTTATATAATTGTTCAACTAAATTGGTCGTTGGAACAATAATTAAACAACGTTTATTTTGTTGCAAATACCATCTCAATATAATATACATTATTAGAGACTTCCCACTAGCGGTTGGGCTTAAAAGAAGCACTCTTCGTTGAGAAATAGCAGAGTAAACTGCATTTATTTGATAGTCTCGTATCTCAAAGGAGGGATCATTTTTTAAACCAATATTTAATGATTTTATAAATGAATTTGAATCTTCTTTTGATATTTCTATATTATTACTAGGAATTCCTACTAAATTTAAATCATAACCTCTTTCTAATGTAAATTTTTCAATATAAGGAATTAGTCCTGTGTAGATTGTTTTTCGAAGCAAATCATAAAGACGTACTTTACCATCCCGGGGTCTTGCTCTAAATGCAGGTGTGAAATGTGCTCCAGGACTATAAAATGTAAAATATTCGGATAATTCTTTTTCGGTACTTAGATCAGGAGAAAGAACACGGACGTGTGTTTCGTTAAGATATTCAATTGTAAGAGAGGACATTATGCACCACTAATGAACTTTTTCCACTCCAATGAATTTCTTATAATCCAATCTCGTGACTTGATCTGTTGCAATATAGATTCAAGAAGTTCTTGTATGCTCGACAAATAATCTATTTTAAGTTTTGACTTAATTAAATCTGAATCACCATTAAGAAATTCATCCATTTCATTCCTTAATGGTTTAATACCTTGCCACTGTTGCCAACCAGCAGACTCTAATTCACTCTTACTCATTTCACCACGATAATATCTAAACTTCTTTACACGCAAACTATTATAGTCAGATTGTGCTGTTGTAATTCGATGTTTATAAGAAATGAGTAAATTTAAATATTTTGAGTGAAGTACAGGTGTGCGAACAGATTCACGATCTAGATGATTATCGTCAATCGCACAATCTGTACTCCAATTTGATTGTATTTCTTCAAGTGTCATAATCTAATTATACTATAAAAATGCTTGTAAGTAAAGGGTTTAATTCAATTTTTTTCCATCAAATCCAACGAATAATAAACAACTATCTCCTGATGGAGTAGTAATTGTTGCAACAATTCTTGATGGTTCGGACTTGTTTGTATAATTAACGACTACAAATACAACATCTCCTGAAGCAGAAGCACCTCTTCTACCAAACCAAGAAGTGCTTGGAGTATATCCTTGTTCTTTTAAATAAGAATCAAGTGAAGTTGCATCAGAGCAGATAATAGGTATATCTTGAATCTGTGAGTTTGGAGGAAATAATGGTACTTTAGCACTTGTAGTAAATGTGAATAAAATAGAAAAACAAAATAACAGGACCAAATATAGTCGCCTTGGAACAGATGATAGAATTTTATGTTTATACATTTACAGCTTTCTATTTAAATTATTATTAGTAGGCTGTCGATGAATTTGGATTCGTTATTGTAAAATAGCTATATCTCAGAGTGACAGAATGTGTTATGTAAGTCGCATCAGTGTTTCGTGAATCGAAAGAGATCGACGCTAAACTAGTAGGAAACATATCTTTAAAAGTCACAATCTTACTAGGTTTGTTATTATTATTTAGTATAATTAATGTTGCATCTGAATAATTTTTTGCTAATTCTGATAAATTTTTTTTAAAAGATTCTGTGTCAGTGGTTGGAAAATCTAGATATTGTTCATAATTTTTTGGTTTACCTAATGCAACCATCCATCGATATAATGACATATAATTTGTCATATCTTCATCGACAATATAATTGATTGTACAAACACCATAAGTTAATTTTTCTCCTGGAAGATAAACATCTGAAAGAGGTGTAGCTTGAACTGGCTCACCAAGCGATAAATCTGGTAAATTAACTTCTTGAACAAAGTAATTTACATTTGGAATACGTGCAAATGAGAAAGTAAACCCATTAACATTTAATGGATTAATATTAGAAGGATTATTTGAAGGATTAAAAACCATATTATAATTATTTAGTTTAAATGAAAAAGGGGGAGACTTTCATCCCCCCCTTTAAATTATATATTCAACCTTTTGGAATACCTGATATTCCAAAAAAGAATTACATCAAGTTCGTCACTGCTACTTTTCTGTAGTAGAAGTTAGAATTTGCTGTTAATCCTGCGAATGGGTTCGCTACCATACCATAACGTGTTTTAAACGCTATTTTTGGTTGGAAAGTAGAAGGATCTACTGCACGCACCAATTGTAGTGGAACGTATGGGCAATAGAAAATACCAGCATCAAATGCTGAACTACCTTTATATCCAACTAATAAAAGTTGAGTAGCTGCATTGTTTGCTGAATATGGATCTACAAACACTTTATAACGACCATTTAGAACACCAGCGAATGTTGTTGATGCTTCATCTACATTTAAATTAGTTGATAAAGCAGGTGTATAATCTAATATACCTGACATTGCTAATGCACTTGCCACATCAGAAGATGCGATAATGAAATTACCTTTTCCTCTACGTGTTTCTTGTGCTATAACGTTTGCTTCTCTTTCTACTTGGAATAATAATCCTTTGAATTTTTCAACTGACCATCTTCCGTTTGAATCTACATCAAGATCAAAAGTTCCTGCTGTTGCAGTTCCTGTTGTCGCTCCTGTTCTAGCTGATATGTAAATTGTTCGAATTACTTCTCTATTGATTTCCGAAAGGATTTCAGTAGATAGGATATTTGATAATTCACTTTCTGCGTCTAGACCATGAACTGATTTTAGATCTTGTGCTAATTCAACAGTGTACTCTGCTTTTAATGCACGAGTCTTTGCTGTCACTGATGTCTTCTCGATTGAGAACGCCATTTGATTGAACGTTCCTGAATCACCAAGACCTTCAGCTGCAGTAGTTGTCATACCACCTTGAACATCATAACCAGCTGATGTAGGGTTTGAACCAGTTTGGTTTGTACCTGTACCAGAGAAACCTGTATTAGCTTCGTTGAATAATGCTTCTGTACCACTTTGTGACGTAAATCTGCTTTTCATCGCAAATATTAAGCCAGTTGGTTGTGTCATCGGCTGCACTCCGCAAACGTCATAAGCGATCATTTGTGGAACTGCACGACGTACTAATGAGATAAGCACTGGATCAAACTTAGCTACTCCTGAACTGTCTGGCATTGCACCAGCTTGGTTAGCATGAGTTGCTTCAAAAAGTGCTTGCTTTTCTTCATTGATAGAACGCTCTTGGTTCTCTAGAAGAACTGCTGTCACTTCTTTTCGGTATGCATCTTTAATAGGTGCTACACCTGAATGATCTAATACTGGAGCCCATTTCTTTAAAAGATCTTTACGATCTGCCATGTTATTCTCCTATATTATTGTTAAATCTGTTTCTTCGAGCGAGTAAGTAGATCTGCGTATGCAGCTATCTTAGTATCAACTATCTTAGTTGACTCGTTTACAACGACTGGCTCATCAGTCACAATTGAATCAACAATGGTCTTTGCCACTGTTGAGTTGTTGGTTTGAGACAATACTGAAAAATAATTATTCTTTATTGTCTGTACTTTTTTCTCAAATGAATCAGAATCTTCAAAGGATAGTTCTTCACATAGTCCTCTTAATTTTTCTGAATCAGTTGAAACTAGATCTTTTGAAGCTGCAGATATGATTTCATTTTTTCGTAAATCACTGAATGCTTTTGTGATTTTAGCATTCTCTGACATTGCTTCATCAAGTTTTTTCTTGGTAGTATTAAGTTGATCCGAAAGATCTGTTAATACGTCAAATCTTTCATTCGGTACTTCAATATAATGGTCTTCGAATAGATTTCTTAAACCACCAATGAATTCTTCTAGGATTTCATTCTTAATACCAGATTCAAGAGCAATTTCATTCTGTAAGATCCACTGCTCAACTACATAGCTGAGATATCCATCAACTTTATCAATTAGGCTCTCTTTGATTGCTGTCATGTTTTTAGCATTAAAAGCAGTCAATTCATTTGAAATACGAGCAATCTCTGTCTTAACACGATTGATTACTACGTTTTCGAATATTATTCTTGCTTTAGTTTTAAAATCCTCAGATAATGTTTCGCCTTTTAAAAGTGCTTCAACATCAGCTGATACATCAACTGATACAGTTTCTTTTACTGTTTCGTTGACTTTAATTTCGTCTTTTTCTTTTTTATCTTTGTCTTTAATTTTTTCTTCTTCATCATCAGATTCAGATTTCACTTCTTTTTCGTCTTCTTTCTTTTCATCATCTTTTTTATCTTCTTCTTTATCTTCAGACTCAGATTTCATTTCTTTTTTGTCTTCATCTTTTTCATCTTCGTCTTTTTTATCTTCTTTATCTTCAGACTCTGATTTGACTGCTTCTTTTTCTTTTTCAGCTTTAGCTTTCGCTTCTGCTTCTTTTTTAGCTTTTTCTTCTTCAGTCTCTTCTTTCTTAACAGCATCTTTCTCTTCTTTATCCTTAATTGCTTTTTGCAATTCAGGTGGTAAAGTTTTTTGCTTGTCTGTTAATTCTTTAACTTCTTTAGACTTTTCATCTTCAGCTTTTTTCTTTTCGTCGTCAGTCATTTCTTTTTCTTTTACATCTTCTTTTTTCTTATCATCTTCTTTTTTCTTATCATCTGCGTTAGGAGTCGCTTCTGATTCAGATTTCATAGATGCCTTTTCAGCTTCTGCTTTTGCTTTTTCTTCTTCTTCTCTTTTTTTCTTTTCTTCTTCTGTTTCTTCTTTTTTCAGAATACTTTTAGCAATTTCGTGTGCTTTCTTAATTGTTTCTTTTTCAAGAGGTGGTTCATCACCTGTAATCTTTTTTGCCTTTGCCATACCAATAGCATAAGCAGATCCTTCTTTATCTTGTTCAGATATAATTGCTTTAGCAGTTTTCGCTTCAGCGAGTAGCTTTGCAATTGTTTCTTCAATCTTCATTTTTTTCTCCTAATTTTTCGTGTAAAAGAATGGTTTTCCATTCATATTTAGTTATTTTATCTTTTCAAGAAATTTAGCGAACTGTAATGCTTGGGCTTCAGCAAGTGCTATACGATTTGTACTAGCTATTTCTCTTCTTACTTGTTCGATATCTTTCTCAATGAATTTACCATCAACGAACACCCACTCTTTTCCTTCCATAACACCACGAACAAATGCGTCTGGTGCTGAAGGATCGGCAACTATATCACCTGCTGTAGCAAGCATAAAGTCATCCTGTACAAGTTGTGTTCCATCGTTTTTAGCCCTCAAAGTACCCATCCCTCTTGAAGAAACTCCTAAATTTGCTCCCTCGTCAATTAAACTTTTAACGATTTTGCCATAAGGAGTATCCATAATTTTAGCTTTACCGATGTAATTGTTTCCATCAAGTTTTAACTCTTTAATCATATGCGATACTCTATCTAGATTGATAGTTGGTGAATCAGGATGTCCTAATTCTCCATACGCACGATTCTTTTCAATACTTTCCTTTGTATATCTTTCAACTTCTTTTTTCATAACTTCCATAGGATATACTCTACCATTTCGATTTTTAATTTCACCTTGTAAAAATACTCCTTCAATAAAGTAATTCTTACCTTGTGTATTATCTCCCGAAATTAAATATTTTACTGATTCTGTAAATTCTCTTATAAGCTTCATTTAATTAACTACCTCTAGCAGTTGGATCATCATAAGAACCAAACTGTGCTGTCTCTATTTTAGTTTCAAATCCTGAATTCTTACGCAGTGTTAAATAAACATATGATTCGCCATTCATAGTACAAACTATATCGTGTGTATTGCCAATCCCATCAACAAATCCGTCAAAATAAAACTGATGTGGTTGGTCACAAGTTGCTGCAAATATTCCTACACTATTTCTTGATAGTTGAAAACTAGATCCACTAATACCAGAAAAAGACATTGCTACAATATTAACTTTTACTGTACCTTCAATGACTTCTGTACTTAATAATGCATCAACATCTAAATCGAAAGTAGATGATTGGTTTGAACCGCTAGTGTTAGCAAATTTTACTACAACTTCATTTTTCGATTTCTTCAATATAGTCTTTGTGACTGCCATTTAGTTAAACTCCTTAATTAGTTTTCTTATCCTTCAACATTACTACTTACTCAGATGTTGATCTGGCTTTTGTTTAATAGCTTTTATCTCAGATTTAGAGATCCCATGTTTACCAGCCTCTGAATCTGCATGAGGATCATAAACCTTATGTTTAGCTGCATAAGCAACTCTGTCTTTTGCCTGCTTAACAAGCTTTGCTTTAACTTCAGGTGAGGAATAATCACCTTTTTTATCACCTAGCCAAGAAGCTGCAGGGTTTTTACTTTTTCCATACTTACGCATTGCATCTGCCTTTGTTATTTTATATTTGTTATAAAAATCATCAGCTGATACATCTTTTAAATCTATCGCCATATTCTTAAACATTCCTTCATCAATGCTAGTTATTTCATCTTTAAATATTGTGCTTGCAACTTCTTTTTTCATACTATCTAATCGAGCTGATACTTTTTCAGCCATCACTGTTGAAAATGATCCATTGATTGCTTCAGCATTTCCTATTTCAATATTATCAATTAAGTCTTTAATTTTAGTTTTTATATTCACAAATTATTCCTTTTCTGGTTCATCAGTAATAGGTGTTTCAAGATCAATTTCATCTTGTTTAGCATCTATTGCTTCATCATCTGTTTCAGCAGTTTGAGCTACTTTTAAATCTTGTAGTTTATCTTGCTCACCTGCTATTTCTTTGTCATTCTTAGTTATATCATCTTCAGTTTGACGAAGAATATTCTTACGCACCCAATTTACACTGTAATATTTTCCAATGTATTGCTCAATAGAACTTAACATATTAATTCTTTGAGCCAATATTTCATTTTCTTTTAATTCAGTAAAGAAATTATCTCTTAAAAAATCAAAACGTATATCTTGAGAAAATTGTTCCCACTCTTGATCTTTTATAATTCCTTTTAGAATTAATTGTACTCTTAAAATACTATAAAATAATGAACTAAATTTTCTTCTTAAACGATCAATAAACTTTTGAAAGTTTAATTCATCACGAGATATTTCACTTGCTCTTCCTAAATTAAAACCTGTTTCAGTCATCAATCTAGAAATTGGTACATTTAAAGATTGATATAATTTTCTTTGAAAATATTGTACGTCAGCTATTTCACCTAAATTTTGTCCACCTTGGAGTGTAGTAATTTCAGTTCCTCTACCACCCTCTCTTCTCGGCATCCAAAAATCTTCAAGCATTGACATATGCTTACGATCATCTCGTACTTCACCAGTTGATGCATCATAAACAACTTTATTTCTAAATTTGTTCATAATATCATTAACGTATTGCTCTGCTTTTAGCTTTGGTAAATTACCAACATCAATATAAAATATTCTTCTTTCAGGTGCTCTTGATAAACGATATATCACCACAGAATCTTCGACCATCTTTAATTGATTTACTGGTTTTATCGCTTTATGTAAATGCGATAATATCATACCAGAATTTAAATCAGTCAATCCAGATGGACAAAACACAACTGAATCTAAAGATAATTTGATTCCTGTTGCTAAACTATCTGTAATACCTTTATCATTATAAATGTAGTATTCTTCAATTTCTTTTACTACATCAACACCTTTATCATTTTTTTCTTTTTTATAATTTTTAATCTTTCGTATTTTACGAGGATCTATGTATCTTAATTCATTAATTCCGCTTTTAGTATTTTTTGGATCTACAACTATATGATAGTATAGTCTTCCATCAACATACCATGTACGAAATATATCATGTCCTTTTATATCAAAAGTTAAAAGTTTATAAACTTGTTCAAACTCTTTTCTTATAGCTTCTTTGATTGTATCTGATGCTTTTAAATCATCTAATACTACATCAAGAGAAAGTCGTTGCGAATCAAGAACAATTGATTCATTCACTATATCTTCAATTGCATTATCTGCATCTGGATAATAAGAGACTTCACGATATCTTTTAATTAAATCGTTTTCTCCTTTTATACTTGCATCTAAATCAAGTGTTAAACCATAATATGCTGATGCATCAGAAACAACTGTACTCCCATCTAAATTAGAGGGAATCACTACCGATTGTACTTCTTTTTTCGGTGTTTTTCTTTTTATCTCAAATCCAAATAATTCTGCCATAATCTATTTCCGAGTATCTCTACTCTGTTATTATATTCTAATTGGGAACGAACCCACTGGTGTATCAATAGAGATATTAACTCCAACACCATCACGACTTGCTGTATCACTATCAAAGTAGTTATATTGAAACTCAACATCAAATGTTTCAACTGCATTTGTAGTATCATAGTCTAATTGAACTACACCAATAGAAATTGGGAAAGCATCAACAAAACGATATGATTTAATAATTGCACCTGAACGATCTAATTGACGAACAACTAAATCTGTTTGATAATCTCTTGGATTAACTCTTCCATTTGTTGTTTGATAATTTTGAATACCATTTGACCATCTTTCCATCGCATTTCTAATATTAAAATTAGTATCGTTATAAATTGTGACAGTCCATGGAGCAAATGTTCTTTCTCCAGCGAAATTAACTGCTCTTCCACGATATTGAACTGGAATGTTCTCTATTGTTGAAGCAGGTAATTGTGCTGCTTTACATAAAAATTGTGCTTGTGCTGAAGCCAAAATCCCTGCAACAACGTAGCTAGGGAAAATTAATTCAACACGGAACTGATTGGGACGTGCACCGCCACCAGTCATTTGTGCTTTAAAGTCTGCTATATCAGCCATTTATATTCTCCTATTCTTATCCACCTATTTCACTAAAATTAACACCTGATCTTGCTGCAACAAATGTTAAATTAATGAAGTTGATTGAGCGATTTGGTTTAATGAAAATGTTTGCTACAAATTCATTTTTGTCTATTACTTCAGCAGTGTTATTTGTTTCATCACACACAACTCTGAAATCAGTGATACCACGACGACCTTGTACGTCTCTTAAGAATGGTTCAATTTGATTTTTAAATTGAGCACGAGTGAAAGAATCATTGAATTCAAACAATTGACCTTTTGCAGCAATTGCAATTGACTTCTCTAACACTATGAATAATCTTCGTACATTGATTCTATCAAAAGCACTTGGTGCTGCTAATAGAGTCTTGTCACCAAATAGTTGAGTTCCTTGTCCAGGAAATGTCACTACTGGATTGACACCTTTTTGATACAAACTATCTCTTTGAGTCTTATTAGGATTGAATGCTAATTTAACAACATTCTTAACTTGACCTCTGTTTGATCCTGCTGGTGAATACCATGGATCTTGAGCATAGTCTGTTCTTGCGCATAAACCAGCAAGATCACCATTTAATGGTACATAACGATATCTGTCGTTATATCTATCGTACTGGAATTTATAACCAGAATCTAATATAGCATAAGAAGTACTTGGAAGTGCATTTCTATATGTTATAATATCAGCTACTGGAGATGCGTCTGAATCAGATATAAAACCACCTGCTGCCTTCTCAGGAGAAATGAAAGCAACACAGTCTTTTCTTACTTCAACAATATTATTAATTACAAATGTTGCTGTTGCTGCTGTAGCTTTTCCTAGAATCACTAGTGATATATCATATTGATCGCTTGCGAATAAGTTAAATGCGGTTTGGATGTTTCCTGCGGATACACCTGCATAGTCATCAGCACCAGAAACGAGAGAGCTATTTAATACTGCTGTGATGTCTTTGTAAGGTTGATTCGCTGGAGCAGTTCCCCAATCAACAGCACTTGCGTTAGCCACATTATTGACTTCTGCCACTGTTGTAGGATGATCCATCCACCATATATATTTTGAATTTGCGTTGATTACATCTTTATAAAAATTATTTGAACCATCTGACTTCTTAGCACCTAATGCTTTTGAAAGATGATCAAATTTTTCTAATACAGATCCTGCTGTTCCTGTAAATGCACCATCTTCATCAATTACGATAAAATGTAATTCATCATTTGATACTCCATTCGAAGTAGCCCATGCAGATGTGTCAGGTGATCTATCGAAACTTGATTCGTATGTCCAACCTGAAAAAGTTGATTTATCGACTAATGATACTTTTAAGGAATTACCTAATGAACCTGCCCATTTAGCAGCAAAAGAACCTACTGTTCCTTGACCTGCTGAATATGAAGCTAGATAATCTTGTGAATTTTTAATTTTAACTGCAGTTCCAGATATTACTGCATTTCTATCGGTTGAACCATTTCCACGGACAACAAATAGATTATTCGAGTATGATAAAAAGTTAGCTGCAGTGAAAAATGATTCAAAGTTAGAATCATTTGGACCAGCAAATCTTTCTACTAATTCGTTTTCTGATGTAATTTGTACAGGATCTTCGATTGGTCCCCATGCAAACTTACCTACAAATGCACCTGCACTTGTGGCTACATTAGGAACTATACTCGTGAAGTCTTTTTCTGTGACAACTACTCCTGGACTTAATTGGAATGCCATCTTGCTCTCTCCTATTTACGTTATTCGCATATTTTTGAATAAATACGCTTTTTCTCTTACTTATTTAGTTTTTTCAAAAATTTGAAGGATTGTTATCTCTTTCTATACCATCATTAATGACACCGAAAGGAGTCAATTCTTCTTCTATTTCTTTTATTTGTTGCTTATATAACTCTTTTCTTATGTTTACATCGGTAATTTCCCTAAAATAAGGATCTCCTGTAAACCAAGCAAAAAGTACACAAGTCATTACCAAATCATCATTGTATCCTTCATCAGCCGAATAATAACCATTTTTACTGATAAAGGTGCTTAACTCATTAATAATAGTTGAATCAAAAATTAATAAACTATTATTTTCAATCATTGCTTTTAATGTGGAACAACCTTTGCGTTTTACTGCTACATCAGTTGTCACACCTAGTGTATTTGATGTATTTCCAAATCCACTAGAAATCTTTTGACCAGTTTTATCTCTTGTTACAAAAACAATATTTTCATATTCTAATTCATTATGTAAAATATATGGAACTGTTTCACCACTATTAATCTCAACAAGAACGAATGCTTTATTATATTGTTTACCAATTTTATCAATTATTGTTGGATACAATAAAGGACTAATCATATTTGAACGATACTTGCCAACTACTTTATATGGCAATTCAGTTATATCAAATATAGTAAATGCACTATAATCTCTTCCACTACCTTTACTTACATCAACCACTATAACATATTTGTTTTTAGGGTTTGCTGCTTCTAATATATCTAATCCATCTTTAGAATAGATATATGGTTTTGGCGAAAGTGTTCTTAATGTTTCACCATTAATTAATGTAAGTGTACTTCCTAAAAACTCACAAAGAATTTCTTGATTAAATTTTACATCTCCAAGTAATCTTCTTTGTGCTTCAGCCCAAACTTTATCTCTTCCAGGAATTCTATTATATGGAATGAAAAGATTTGTAAATCCATTTTTATTATTTACTGAATCATTCCAAAATTTCCAAAAATGATTATATCCCAAAGGTGTAGAACTTAATAATATCTTTGTAGTTTCTCCTGCCATAATTGTAGGATAAACTGAAGTAAAAAACTCATCTGCAATTTGGTTTGGTATAATTGCAGCTTCATCTACATATAGCCAATTAACTGACTTACCACGTATCGCACTTGCTGTGGTTGCAGATGAAAATACTTTACTTCCATTTTCTAATTCTATATCACCTTTATTCCAAACGACAACACCTTGTTGAAGCCAAATTGGTAAATTTTCATACATTAACTGATAACGATCTAAAACTTCTCTTGCAGTACTTTGTTTATTCGCAAGAATAGCAACTGTGACATTATCAGTAAAAAGTGTATAATGAAGAATACAAGCAGCAGATGTAATTGTTTTTCCTTGCTGTCTTCCCTCCATTAATATCACTTTACGATTGTTCATTATAATCTTAACTTTTTCTTTTTGACAATCGTATAAAGCAAAAGGAATTAATCCTAAATCTAATGAAACTATTTTACAATAATTTTCAATAAAGTAAATAGGATCTTCTTTACATTTGAGGTACTCTTGAACCTCTTGCTTTGTAAATTTTATCTTAACACCAACTGCTTTTAAAGCAGCATTTGCATTATAAAAATTGCTTGGCATTCGCCACCACCTTATGATTAAATAACTACTATGTTTCCTAACATTGTTGCTGGATTAGTCTGACTACGATATTTAAATGAATTTCCAGTTGCTGCAGTCATAGGAATTTTAAATGTAATAGTTTGGTTTTGATCTGCTATATTCGCAGTTGCATTCGTTGATGAAATATAATCACCTGCAGGTATTGCGTTTGCTGCAGTTAAAACTTCAACTATTTGACCTGATCTTGTATTTGTTATACGAATCGTTTCACCTCTTTGAGCAATAATGTCTGGATCTCCTTCACCAGCTGTTAGTAATCCTGGACCAGTGACTGTATAATCTGTGGTTCCTGCACCACCTAATATATAAGTTCTTCTTGTCTCAATTGCTCCTGTTGAACCATTTACTGATTGAACTAACGCAGTTAATTCAACTGCATTGCTTGTTGGGTTAGAAATTGTTAAACCTGTTCCAGCAATTATTCTTACAGTAGAAAGTGAAGCATTTGATCCAGTTAATTGTAAATCTCTTGCACCAGCTTGAATAGCTGCAACATCGATAGAGTATGTTATAGGTGTTGCGTTATTGTTGGTGACAGTAATTGTGCTCGCATCTGTACGAGTAATTGTTAAACCAGCATTTGCAGATAAGATAGATACATCATCAGTAGTTGCATCTGAACCTGATAGACGAAGTTTTGCACCACTCGCTACAGTCTCAGCACTGATTGCATAAGTAGTATTTGTGTCAATATCTGTATTTGGAACAAAATTTGTTCCATCAAATTTTAGTGTAGAACCATTAGTAATAGCACCAGCAGGAATAGCAAGTCTAATTGTGTTTCCTCCAAGACCATCATAAAGTTCTGTAAAATTAGAGTTGATCTTTACGCCACCATCACGTAAGGTATTACCTGTACCATCGTTTGGTGATGCTCCAACGTTTACTGTTTGTTTTGCCATATTTTATTTTCCTTTATTTAATATCAAATTGTGATGTTTTAAATATTTGTTCCCACGTTTCACTTGTAATTCCACCTGTATTTAGGTTGCCAATTACTGTAAACTGTTCATCAGGATTGCCTATATCTACAATCACTTTTGAAATAATTTTACCATCTGGATTTACATATCCAAAAAGATTTATCTTTAATTGGAATGCTAATGTCCAAGTCACAAATCTTCTAGTATCAAATGAACCATCATATTCATCAGTAAATGTGACACTTTGAAGTGTTATCGGTACATCACTCACTATATCCAATGGAGTTTTCATTGATTGAATACTCATTGTGAAGTCTGGCGTAAAATAAGGTAAAATTTGTTCTATTATTTGTAAACCATCTTCTGTAGTCTTTGATATACAATATAAACTTACATCTAAATTATATGG